TTTTGTCCTTTCAGTAAGAGGTTGTTGTCCTAAATATCTTATTCTTTCCATAATGAATGCAAGACATAAAGAATGCTATGCCTATTCTTCATAATATGAATTTATGTTACAATTTTTCGTGTGAGAATTCTTCATTAATCCAAAATGTAGCTTCTTTTCCTATGAAATGTAAAAGCACAAAATTAGGATCTGTAGGGCCATACGGAAAATGATTGATGAGCCAGTCTTGCCACATTTCTTTTCGTATGTTGTCATCAGTTATAATCTCAATGATTCCTCTCAATTCAACACTGTCACCATAGTTTGAATAACAAAGTCCGGCTTTGTTGTTCAATTTGAAGTCTGCAACCTTTACTGAATTGGCAGCGGTTGCTAACCATACCTCATTACATCCTTTTGAACTGATTTTGGACATTGGAACCGGACGTGGAAATCCTTCTGCGTCAATTGAGACAATCGTAATCTCCTTACATTGTGCAAGCAAGCCGGTTGCTTTTTCTGTAAGTGTTCTTTCATCTTTTTCTTTCCATCGTTTAAGAGTAGGGAAGAATTGTCTCATATTTTCTTTAGCCTGTTCCGGAGTAAGATTCCATCCTGTCTCCTTATTTATCTGATCCGTAAATTGGGTACAAAATTCTATCATCTGGTTCAGGGTAAAATCTTGTGTGAATTGTCCTTTCTGATAACAATAAGAACAGTATTCATTGTTCAAACTTCCATCAGAGTTTGTTCCTTTATTTGTATCAGTGAGAGGCATACCGCAACTCTGGCAAAACTGTTGTTTCATATATTTGCTTCTAAAAATTGAAAGTGTTTTTATTATGATCTCAAAAATACAGAAATATTTTCAATATTCATTGGAGAGTTTAAAAAATATTCCGATAATTTCTCAATATAGTTGAATTCTTTGCCAGAATTACATCTTTCTAAATCCTCGTTGGCGGAATTTTCGATGCAGAATGTTCCTAACCTTATCTTTTATCATTGATTTTCAATGTTTTAGTTGTTTTAGATAAGAGCAACAGCAACAGAATAGCAACAAATTTGCAGAAAACCCTGTTTCGGGTCTTGTCTTCTGCTGACAAAGATATGGAATTTGAGTTAACCCGCAAAGCCTGTTGTCATCAGGGATAATTTCGCCAATCAACTCAGAGAGGGAAGAAAAAAAGGCGGTCTTTGAACCGCCCTTTTCTTATTTATATGTCAGTTTCTTGTCAGCCTTGAACAAATTTCGGTAAACCGAGTATTCTACCTCAAAATAATGCGTATCGATGAGTTCTTTCATTGCGTGGGGGTAAAGCCTGAAACGGACAACATCTTTCCCGTCTGATGTCTTGACACGCTTCAAGACAATGAATGTCAAAGGCGGGTATTCTTTCTCCCAATATCTTTCGGCGTAACCCTCTCCGTTTGTTCTCTTGTAAGAATCGTACATTGTTTCTGTGGCTGATCGCATACTTTCACAAAGAGAGATAAAGAACGGAAACGAGTATTCTGCATGCCCCTTGAACATTTTGTCATAAAAACGGGGCGTTATCGTCAAAACCTGACCAACTTTAAGTGAGTCCATTTGATTATAGTCTTTCTCTGAGATAAGAGCAGCCATCATCATTCTTTTATAAATCCATTCTGTCTGTAATGCTGGATAATGCCAACTGTATTCTTTGAAGTCAAGAAACATATATCTCTTTTTCTGATAATCGCCAATGAAAAGGCTGTTGAAGTTCTCAATGGATACGCCCTCCCCAAGATAAATGAGTTTTGTATTCTTTCGGCTCTCCCATTGACCTGTCTCGCTGTTTTGCCGCCAAAACATGGCGTTCTTGATTTCTTTTGACTTATAAGAGAGTTGTTCAGGCTCTTTGTTAACCCTGTCTTGTGCCGATATACTCAGAGAGGCGAATAACGCCGCTGTCAAGATTAAAATCGCTTTTCTCATTGTTCCTTGTGTTATGCCTCTGCCACCGCCTTTGTCTCAGAAACGCACACAAGAAACGTGGGCACTCCTTGTTGGTCAGAGGCATCGCCAAACGCCCGAACACTCCACAAGGAAAATGCCCACGTATATGACGCGGGCATCCACCATTGCTTCTGAGTGTTCTGAATTTTTGGCGATTTTCTGACCTCAACTGCAACAGCAAACGCTATTTTGTTCAAATATGTCGTGCCAAAGGTACTGAAAATCTCAAAATTTCCGATAGTTTTTCCGATTTATTTTCTTATAAGATAATCAGATAAAGCGTTTAATCAGGCTGAAAAGCTCTTTCCTGAACAGTATCAGGACAATGACCAGCAAGCCCCAGAAACCGTACATCTGTGTTTTCTGCCACCAAGTCAGTTCACGTTCAACCTCAACCGTTTCATAGACGGTTCTGTCCTTGTACCTGTAAACGATGCTGTCTTTCCGTTCAACAGGCGTTTCAACCTCAAACGGCTTTTCCTGTGGCTTTGTGTTCAGGTCATGATACAGCGTACCGTCAGGGTTTATCCGTGCGTCAGAGACGGCGTAGTCATTTTCCAAGTGTGAAGTGCTGTCGGCTGTTGTCCTCTCCGCTGTCTGAGCGGGGATTTCAAGATAAACGGTGTCTTTGACATATTCTGTCCGTGTCTGAACCTCGACCCTTACGCTGTCCTGCTGATGTGTTGTTTCGGTCAGGCGGCGTGTCGTTCCACAACCGCCCAACAGAAACATCAGCGATATGAAGATAAGAACCCGTTTCATTGTCAGTTGTCTTTGATGAAGTTCAGAATGCCGTTGACATGAAGCCCGATGATCGTCTTTTTCCCTGTCTCGGACAGAAGATAGGCGACATCCTCTCTGTTGTCCTGAAAAAGGTTCTCAGTCAGGACGGCGGGGCATTTCGTATGTTTGAGAATATAAAAATGCGCCTCCTTGTCAGGGTCTCCGTCAGTCATGTCCTTTCTTATCTTGAAGCCCGCTTTCTCGGCTTCACGGTAAAGACAGGTGGCAAGTTCATCAGCCTTTGTCTCGCCGACAGAAGTCCAAGCCTCCCAGCCCCGTGCGTTCATCCATTGACCGTTTCCCGCAGCGTTGCAATGAACTGAGATAAGAATAACATTCTTTGTGCCGAACTTCTCGCAGACCGTGTTCACTCGCTGACAGCGCACGGCGAGAGGAACATCAGTCTCTTCCGTGACTATACGTTCAGCGTCAAAGCCCCGTTCTTTCAGTTCTGAAACAATTCTCTCGGCTATCTCTCTCGCGTATGCGTACTCTCTCAGAGAACCGTCAGGGGAACATTTCCCCTTTGTGTCAACTCCGTGACCGTTGTCTATTAAGATTTTCATCTGTTTTTTGTTTTAAGTTAGATACACCCGATAATAATCCCGATAAGGTCGCACAAAAGGTCTTTCTTTTCAAAAGACCCCTTTTTGAGCCATTTGTCCCAAACAAACTCTTTTGCGATACCGACAAAAGCCGTTATCAGAACAGCCCACCACAGGGGCAGGACAAGGTTCAGAACGCTGACTAAGACGGAACAGCATAAAATATGCAGGAGACCGTCTTGACCGATGTAATTCAAAATCTTCTCTTTCATTGTTTATTCCTCCTTTTTATCTGTTGATTTATCTTTGTTCTTTCTCTCGCTCAAAGCCTTGTTTATTCCGCCGCCAGCCATGAAGCCGCCGACACAGAGAACAAACAAGCCCAAAGCGTCAAGGTCTGTTTTCAAACTCCCGTTCACGCAAACATCCCATATCAGGCAGAAGCACACGCACAGACCTATTAAAGCCCCGACAATGCTTGAAAGTACAAGGGCAAAAGACTTGCTGCTGTCAAGGGTGTTAGCCCTTATCAGGCTCTTCAGATATTCAGCTATCTTCATTCTCATCTTTATTGTCTGTTTCTTTATTGTCCTCATAGAACGCATCATAATCCCCAGCTGCAAGTTTTTTCAGGCGGCAATATGTACGCTTCGGTAACCGCCCTTTGAAACATTCATCATCAGGGCGCACACAAATGTTGTGTTCAGCTTCTTTAAGGGCAAGTTTCAACTCGTTATTCTCACGGATCAGGGCGTTGTTCTCTCTCTCCTGTTCATGCTTCTCTGCATATAACTTGTCGAGACGGTCATTAAGTTCCTTAATCTTTTCGTCCTGTTGTTCTATACGCTTCTGCAAGCTCCCCACAAGGGATTTCATCACATTAAGTTCCTTTTCATCAGCCTCAATGTTCTTCATTCGGCGTTCAGGTTTCATGAAAAACAGGAATTTTATCAACCCTATACCGCCAAGAGAACTGACAGCCAGAACAACAACTTTCACTATTTCGCTTAATACATCCATGAGGTTTTGAGTTTAATTGAGTTTGAGACAAAGGTACGATAAACTGATTATATTGTAATCACATAAGGGCGTAATTTTCCATTTTAGCCTCCAATTCATTAATCCTGTCACGTTTCAACTGTCTTTCAGTCGAAAGGCTGTCGATGTCATAAGGGAGCGGTGCGCCCGTCAGGGACGCTTCATAACACTTCATGACCCGATAATCGGTCGCAGAAAGCTCATCTTTCAAGGTCTGAATTTCAGCCCTGATTTTCTGAACATCAAATTTCTTCACATATTGATACCCGATGTGGTCGCCCGCATCATAAGGTATAGGGATGATGACAAAATCAGGGTCATCGCATGAAAGGCTGTCCTCGACAATCTTGTCAACAGGCTTCCATTCATCTGACAGGTTCTGAACCTGTTCTTCAACACTGACCGTCCGTGCGTGTGAAACGCCGTCTTCATCAACCCAGTTCTCCGTGAACTCCGAGAGGAAGCGGGAATTCAAAATGCCCCCCTCAATGTAACCGTATTCAATCAATTCTTCTTCCATGACAAATTAAAATTTATATTTTGAAACAACCCAAACTTGAACATTCTCCCCGTTGATTGCCGCTTTTACAAAATGAGCAATAAGCTCCTGCCCTTCGCTGACATCATAATACTCGTTTTCTGTATGGTCATCAAATATCTTCTGACCGTTTCTGGGATAAATCCGCATGTAACCCGTCCACCATTGTTTGAAGATGATTGTTTGACCCTCACGGGTTGATGCAGGGAGGTATACTTTTGCCTGACCGCTTGTAAAGCCAACAACAAGGCTCATAGCGTCTGTTATATATGTGCTTGTTGCTGTGATATATTTAACGCCGTAAATAAGCCCTTTTATTTTCAGGTTGAAGAAATAACCGCCGTATGACGGGGCTGTCCCTGAGTTTGAGGCATACCCGTACATCCCTGCGATAAGTCTTTCATCAGCCCCCAGCGACCATTCGCTTTTATTAAGACTTCCAAAACCGAGAGCACATATAGCAGCCCGCTGGTCCGCTCCTGTTGAAGCCGCCACACATTGAGTTCCCGCCCTGTTCGCGAAGATACCTGTCGGGGACATATAGCTGACCGTGCTTGAATTGTTCTTTGAACGTGTCTCAACGATTCCGCTTCCAGCATCAAGCGTGATGACAGAACCGAGATTTTCCTGAGAATAAGAACCACCCGAAGTCGCTGACGTGATTTTTATCCGTTTGTTCTTCGCGTCAAGCTCAATTATGTCTCCCGTTCCGAGCGTTGAGACAATGCGCCCGCCTTTCATGAACCAGTCTCCGATGTTCGCACCCTCCGCCAATAACAGGTTTGTCGCAACGCTTTCAAATGAAGCCCCGAAAGAGTTCCATTTGTTTGTGTTCGGCGGGGCGACATTTGAGAATGTCCCAGCGTCAATGCGGGCGATATAATATGTTGAACCGTTTTTGACACAATCAAGGCGGTTTTTGTTCCCGTAATATGACTTTGATGAACTGTATGTTCCCCTGTAAACCATAACAGGGCTTGAACCGTCTGCGCCGTCCTTGCCGTTATACGGGGTTAGCCTGACAGGTGTTGTCCATTGGCTGACAAGCGTCTTCCCGTCCCCTGACTTCACGGCTGATGTCATCCACAGATATTCAGCCGACCCGACAGAGGGCGTTGTCGTTGTCCAACCGCTCGGGTTCAAAGACGACTTTGAGAGAGACGGCGGAGAAGTTGTAGAGCCGTTCTTTGCAAATCTCAGTTCAGTATAATTACCCGCTGAACCGTCATCGCCCTTGTCGCCTTTCTCCCCTTTGATTTGACCGACATTCTCCCATTTTGAGCCGTTCCAAACATACAAGTCCCCGTTGATGATGTATGCGTCCCCCTCAGTTCCCGTTGCGGGGAGCTTTGAAGTGTCAGACAGCGTGCCTTTGATTGTTATGCTCGTTCCGTCAGCCCCCTTTGAGCCTTTTGCCGTGACCGTCCAATAAACCGTGTTTGACGGGGCGACACCCTTTGCGGGCGTGGCGTAAATGTAACGGTAGGTTGATGTCAGACCGTTCAGGGTGTAAGTGACCTCATCGCCGTTATAATATGTGTACGATGAGTTGTAAGCCCCCCTGAAACAGCCGATATAACTTTCTGAACCGCTCTGGCTTTGAACGATAGTCCCCTTGATTTTCAGTTCCCCGTCCCCGTTGACATTATATGACAGCTTGTCGCCGAGTTTGAGGGCGTTTGCCACGAAGTCAAAGAAACTGTTCCCGTCCCCTGAAACAACCCTGTCAGTTGTCACACGACCAGGCAGAACCTCCGAGAAACCATACAGGGTAACGAAACTTCTCACACCGTCATACTCTGAATTGAGGACACCGACAAGAAGATGATAGAACCCTGAGACAGCCTCCATTTTGATAGCTGTCTCAGACATGATGAAACTTCCCGTCTGTGCCGTTCTTGAAACTTTGGCGTACAGATAGTATTTCTTTGACCCGTCATCAAGCCGTCCGCTTGTATAGGCACTCATGTTCCAATACTTGTATTCAGAGGCTTTGTGAGCTGAACTGATAGAGGCTATCCCGAGCGTCATGTGCTGAATTATGCCCGCCTCCGCTGAAAGCTGTTTCGCCTCAATGTCATAAGTTATGCTGTGGGCGACCTGAACGGGATTTGTCTTTGAATTGACGAACCTGAATTGAAGACTTTCATCGCCGACAAGCATTGACATCGTCTGAACCGCAATCGGGTTGATTGAGTTCGTGAAGTTCTCCAGCAGAGCGTCTTCAAGCATTGAGATAGTCTCCTTTGCGTCCCTGAACCGTCTCTTTGTGAACTGAATTGAAGCACGATGCAGGTCTTCCATGACAACGCCCTCGCTTTTCAGCTCATTGAGCGTTGAAGACACACCTCCGCTGACGGTTGTGTTTGAAAGTTCAATTACGGGGCTGTACGGCTTGTTGATATAATCCTTTACCCCCGTTATGCGAACGAGAACACCGTCTTTCTGAAACTGTTCATCAGAGAACAGGATATAGCCGCCGAGCTTGATCCGCCCGCCGATGTTCAGCCAGTCTTTCTTTGACCAAATCCCGTCAAGTTCTCCCGTGAATGTGAATTTCTGTTCTTCATTGTCAAAAAGATATTTCACGGCGGCACGGAACATATCCCACGAAGCACCCGTCTTTGTCTCATCGTCACGGATATAGCTGTCAGGTAACATACACTTGAAGACAGCATATTTGTCGCCCGCTTTCGGGGCGAATGTGGCGTTCGGCATTGTCTGACCGTCTAACTCTGCGGGAACAATCTCGAACCGCCTTGCAGCCTTGTTTTTGACCGCTTCATGATAATACTTGACCTCAAATTCACGCCCCGCAAGCATACCTGACTGAAAGATGATTGTCATCGTCTCGCCCTCAATCAGGCATTCTTCATAATTCAGCGTGGACGGGATGCCTGTGTCGATGATGTCATAGAAATTATTCCCTGCGTCAACAACGGCAACGCTGCTGACCGTTCCGACACGCTTCGGATAAATCTCAGAACAGTCAAGACTGTCTTCGGCGAGCGATGACAGTTGTTTGTCATAACGCCGTATTGACAAGCCCGATTCATCGACCACATAATTGCGGGCGTTAGCCTTGACAAAGCCCGCCTCGTTCTCAAAGTGTTCCCCGTCATAGGCGAGTGTCTGACCAGCGGGAAGCTTGAGTTCAGAAGAACCGTATTTTGACGGGTCTATGTTATCTGTTCCGCCCTGAACAAAGAGTATTTCAATCGGTGGAGTGTCCCCCGTGTTTGAACGCCCGACACCTGACTTGAATCCGTTTCCACGCCCATAGGAAAGAGGCAGGGGTGCGCTCTTGTTGTATTCTACCTTTTTAAGAGACACACGCTTTCCGACAAACTCATATTCCGTGTTGAACTGTGAAGCCTGTTTTTGAAGCGCAGCGATACAGAAGTCATGATCGTATGCGATAAGGGTCTCAACGCCGTCAACACAGTCTCCAACCGTCCAGCCCGTGTCACGGCGGTTCATGTTGTCAACGAACATTTGAAGATGTTCAATCGGCTTTGCGGTCAAAGAAAACTTCAAACGCCCGTCAACGGGATTTCTGAACTTCCAAATCTTCGCCTTTGCTTCGGGAGCTTCAAAAATGACCGTGTATTCAAACAGCCGCTTGTGCTTCATCTTGAAGTTCTCAGGGCGTTCAAGCGTGAATTTCTCCCCTTGAAACTCACAATAAGCCCCGACAGGTATCTCAACGTGTTCGGGCAGGGAATAATAAAGAGTAAGGCTATGGTCGCCCATTATGACCCTGTTCCGATAACTGTTGTCATCGACCTCTACATCAAGAACCCTGTACCCGAGATTATTGTAAATTATCATATCATTAAACTTTGAGTTATTTTTTCCGAATTTCCCCGCATTTCAATTATCTTTTATGATTGGTATGTTTATACCATAATCATTTTTTGCTTGAAATATGGGGCTAAAAAAGCCTTTTCAGGTACAAAGAGGCTTCCCGTCACTCATTTCGTGTTGAACGGCGGCGGGAAGCTGTCTTTGAATGTTACTGAATGCCGAATTCAAGGCAGTCGGCATCCACCTGTGCTTTCAGAGAGGCACGCTCGGACAAATAAGCCTTGTATGCGGCTATTTTCTCCTTTGCCACCTCACTTGTCTTTGAGCCGTCATACATTCCGAGATTTGCGGCGTTGAACTCATTGACAAGTTTCTGTTCCTGATTGTTGTCCCACTTCTCCGTGATAACCTTTTCAGTTATCTTGTTTGAAGACAGGGGCGACCAAACAGTCACTTCCTCGCACTTCCATTGTTCCTTGACAGGGGCTTCCGCCTGAGCGGTCACGCCGTCTGTTTCGGCAGGAGCGGGATTCTCGACTTTCTGAATGTTGAAGCGGTAAACGAAACTACCGTTACCGACAGCCTCCAATTTGGTCGGCTGATTGTCATAAAATGCTACCATAATAAGACGGTTTAATGATTGTTTTTAATAAATGTTTGCTGTTACTGTGTTTTGCCCAGCCGAGCCACGGGGCGACCGCCTGTTTATAAGCCTTTGCGTCAAGCGGAGGCTGGCGGCGGTTCAGGCGTGAAACGGCGTGACAGAAATTTTTCTTTATGCTCTTTCGGATAAGTTTCTGTTCACGGAAGAACTGATACCCGACATAATCAAGCGCACGACCGTGCCTGTCCTGACGGTTCTTCGCTATGGGGAATATCTGATAATTCCCTTTGATTGTCAGTTCAAGGTCGTTTTCAAGATAGTCTTTGATGAACTTGAAGACCTCATGAAGGACTTCCTTGCTCTCGGCGAGAAACGGGATGTCATCAGCGTACTCAACACAGGCGATGTGCGGTCTTTCTTTCAGGTTCAAAGCCTGTCTGACAAGTTCAGGCAGTTTCTCGTTAACCCAATGCATGAAATAACACAGGTACAGGTTCGCAAGATATTGACTGAGATAATTTCCGATGGGAAGTCCCTCTGCGCTGTCTATAATCTCATCAAGAAGCCACAACAGGTCAGTGTCCTTGATTTTTCTGCGTACAAGCCTCTTTGTCACTCTGTGGCTGATTGAGGGGTAGTACTTCTTGATGTCAATTTTCAGACAGTAGAGCGGCTTGCCATTGAAATCCCTGATTATCTTGTCAACCTGACGAGCGCAGCCCTCAATGCCACGCCCCTTGACACAGGAATAAGTGTTGTAAGTGAAAGTCTTGACCCAAATCGGTTCAAGAACATTCATGATCGCATGATGAACTATCCTGTCGGGATAATACGGGAGGCGAAAGATAAGACGTTCTTTCGGCTCATATATCGTGAAGACATCATACGGAGAAGTCTTGAATGTCTTTGTCAACAGAGCTTCATGCAGGGCAAGGATATTCGCTTCACGGTTCTTGTCGTGAACCCTGACCCCGTATGTCCGTGTCTTCCCTCTGCGGGCTTTCTCATCGGCGAGCCGCAAGTTTTCAACGGAGATTATCTTCTGATATAAGTTGCCAATTCTTTTCATCTTCTCTGCTTTGCTTTTCTTAGTTGGAGTCTTCGGTAGCCCATACAACGGGCGTGCCTACCAACACCTTTCGGGGTTTGCGTGATATTTTTTGCCAAGTGGCAAGGCTGTCATTCTTTTATCTTGTTTCATTTCTCAGAACCAATTTCAAAAGCATAGGTGAGAACCGATGTTCGTATTCGAATTCGAGGGGGTGTTATTCGAGTTCGCATAGGCGAGACCTGCATTCGCACCGTTATTCGCGTTACCGCTGAACAACACACCACAAGAATGACCCACCTTTTATGTTGTTATCTCATTGTCTTCATCTTCATTCAAAATAATACCTGTTACCGTTGCTTCTCAATGTCACACGGCGTGGGAACGCTTTCAGTTCCTTGATTTTCTTCAAGACATAAAGAATGTCGGAAGAACCCGTGAAGAATTTCTTTGCGTTTGATTCCAAATCGTCCTTTGACATCTTGATTTTGACAAGCGTCTGCCCCTTTGTTCCTTTGCTCTTGCTGAACCTTGTTGGAACTTCTTCAATGAAGTCAACAACCCAAAATGTCGTGTTGACAAGTTTTGATTGAGTTGTCTCATCGCAGTTGAAACTTCGGCTGCTTTCGTCTCTTGGTATTCTCAGGAAAGCGAGGCTTCCGTCATCTTCTCCCTGAATGTTGTTCTTATCTTCAATCATTTTCTATTCTTTTATTGTTTTCTTAGATTACCCAGCCCCGCTGAAAGAGGCTGGGTAGATAATTGCCACGTCATCAAACGGGTTTACGCTGTTACGGGAATAAAGCAAAGGCGAGAACCGATGCGCGTATTCGAAGTCGAGGGGGCGTTATTCGAGTTCGCATAGGCGAGACCCGCAGCCGCACCGTCATGCGCGTGACCGCCGAACAACACACCACGCAACGTCTCTGATGTCGGGATGTTGGTATAGTGATAATCACAGAAGAACTGTGTCGAACCACCGCCGACAAGTGACGGCATGATTTCGCCGCCCTCTCCGAAGATTATCTCTTTGACAAAACCCTCCGCTCGGGCTTCATTTCCGACATGGCTGTAACCCTCATAGTTCGTGTCGTTGAACTTCTCAGGGTCATCACAGATGAACACTTTTGAGAGGTTGTCCCCGCCGTTATCAGTGGTTGGGCTGATACGGACATTGATAGCGTCTGTCCATTTCCATATATGACCAAACGGATTTTCAATGCCCCTGTAACGAGGAACATCAAAAGTCTTTGTGATTGTTGAGTCATCATTTGCGGCGGTATAAGAGACCGTTCCCGTCTGATTTCCGAGCGTGTCTGTGTGACCGCAGGGAACGAACGGATAATAACCGTTGAAATTTGACCATGTTCCGTCCCATGTTGTCACGCCAGCACCAAGACCGCCCTGATGATAGCCCTCCGCCGTCAGTTCTGAGTTATAAGCCGCCTGAGAGTTCAGTGTGGCATACTCAATGGCAAAGAGCCAGAACAGGGTCTTGTGCGCCTGATAGACATAACAGTTCCACGCCTTTGAAGAAGTGTTTCTTTTACGGGCGGCTGTTCTGAAAGCCGTGCGGCTCATCGCTGTCACGGGGCGACCGAGAAATGTCCGATAAGTGCCGTCATACTCAGTGTTGTTGTTCCCGCCTCTGTAATCCGTTCCCATGTTAGCCACAGAACAGAGCTTGCCCGTGCTTCGCTCAATGGCGGCTTCATAGGCTGACACATAAATCAAGGGGACTTGTGTGTAGCCAGGCAGGGGAAGTTCACTGATGCGGACGGTTCTCTTTGTCCCGTTTGTCTCACATTTGCGGTAATGCATGGGGATTTCGACCATAACCTGACCCCGTGAACCGTCTCTGACCTGACCCGTCCAATCTCGTGGGTCAAGATACTCAACGACCTTTCCGCTGTCATCAAGAAGACAACCCCGCATACGGCTTTGAATGGGAACGCTCTTGTGCATAGCCAAATTTCCGACACGGGTACATGACGGAGATGAAACAGACGTGTCAAACTCAATGCCGTAACTGCAATCTTCCTCAACATAAGGAAGCAGAGAGGCGAGGGCAGCTTTCTTGCTTTCCCCGTCTTCGTCAAGAACCTCGACAAACAGGTTGTAGGGGTTCGTCCCTGAAACATTCGGGAGGTCACTCAGACGCTTCCCGTTCTGAAATGCTTCGATAATCTGCTTGATTACCTCTTCTTCTTGTGCTGATAGTGCCATAATCTTACTTGTTTAAGAATTTGAAAATAGTTTTACCTTTATCTGAAATGAACATGACCGAAGACGGTGTGTTCAGTCTCATTTCTTTGCTTCTGTTCCGTCTCTGGGCAACCCATGACCTGATACGCCTTGAAACGGATACTAACAGGCTCACTTTCATACATCTTCTTCCTCCACATTTTGACCGCTTCCCCAATAAATGTCATTCGTTTTCATGATTTCCGTGTCAGGGGCGATTTCCCTGATCGCAAGCGGCGACCAATCATTGAACGCTACGGGTGCTTCTGAGAAATCCCCGTCTTGATAACACTTCACAGAAATAACCGTGTCAAGCGTTGACACGCTGAACTTCGGTCTTATGTAGATTGAGAACAAAGCACCTTTAGGGAGCTTGAAGCCTTGTGACAAGTCTGTAATCTTTCCATGCGAGACGATACGCCCGCCGTTCATTGTTTCGCTGATGTAGCCTTTCTTTGCCATAAATCTGATATTTTGAATGTTGTTTTAATTAAGCCGCAGAACGCCGCTTTGAGTGAAGCGGAGTTGTGTGCGGGTGTTGACAAGTCTCAATGTCGGGTCGCCGACCTCAACCAAAAGCGTCTTGGCGAGAGAGGTGTTGCAGGTTGGTATGACATGAACAACGCTTTTACCTTTCGCCACAGGCGTTACAAGCCCGTCTGCGCCCACGACTACAGCCCTGTTGTCACTGATATAAATCAGGTTCTTCAAAGCCGTCAGAGGGCTTAAAACAGCCTTTATCCTTATCTGGTTGACATTCCCGAACGTGATACGGGGAAGAGGCTCAACCGTCAGACCTGTCGGCACAAGGTTCTGAATGGTCAGCAGGGTTTCAGCCGTTGCCGCTTCCGCCTCTGATGTAGCCTGAACCGCATCCGCTGTCGCTTCATTTGCGGCTTCTGTGGCGACGTTACAGGCTTGTGTCGCAGACTTGGAAGCCTCTGTTGCCTTTTGAGCCTCAGACGTTGCGTCCTGAGCGTTTTTCGTTGCAGTCTGGGCGTTCTTTGTCGCTGTCTGAGCCTCTGTTGTCGCCTTGACAGCGTTGTTTGTGGCGGTCACGGCATTTTCGGTTGCCTTTTGAGCGTTGGCGGTAGCCGTGTCAGCGTTCTTCTTCGCTGTGTTGGCGGCTGCTGTGGCGGTTTCGGCATTCGCGACAGCCGTGTTTGTCTTGTCTTCAACGAACTGCAGTGAGACCTTGACACTTCTGTTCTGTGAATCCGTTCCTATCGTGAACAGACCTTTCAAGGTGCTGCACAGAGGCAGTTCAGATATTTTTATTTTCTTCATCTGTATATGGTTTTAATTGTTGAACCTGAGATTTCCGTTTGCGGTCAAACGCAATGTCTGTTTGTTGTTCACAAAGCGCATTGACACGTATGAATAGCTGTCTAACATCAAGTCAATGGCGTAAACATCATTCTCCGTGAAGATGACAATGCCGTCCTCAGAGGCGAGAACAGTTCCGCTTTCATCAATCCTGAAATCCCTCGTGAAACAGAGCGTCAGCGTGAATTTCAGCCAAATCCTGTCATCGGGGAAAAACTCAAAGACGGAACATGACTTATAATAGAACGGGAAATCCTGTTCAAGCTCCTTGACCCACAGCGTCCGTTCATTGGGCTGAATAAGGTCATAAAGAAGCGCATCATAGTTCCGCCACAGTTGCTCAACGCTGTCGGCACGCATGAGAATGTTCAGTTTGACATCCTTTGCCTTGAAGAAGACATTCTTCCCGTCATATATCGCCCCTGTCTTTGTCTTGATGTTCCTCAGCATATTCTGTTTGACTGCGGCTGTTTTGATGACTTCCGCAAAACTTCCTGAAATAACCCTCGCCCCGTAGTTTGTCAGAGGGACATCATCTATCAGATAATCATCGGAAGCCGCGATATAACTGACAGGGGCTTTATAGGTATAGCCGTCAAGTGGATAATCGTCAGCGAACTTCAAAGTCTCACGCCCAAGAGTGACGGCGTATTCACGGTTGCTCTGAGAGACAAGGCGGAGCGTGTATTTCCGCCCGATGAAAGCGCAGTCAAAGACGTGATAAGAACCGTCAGAGAGCATGTCGATAAATTCATAATAGCGGCTGAAAACGCCCGAAATGGCAAAAGTTATGCTCACTTCACGGGTGTTCAGAACGGGATTTGACAGGTCGGCTTCAATGCCGTCTTCATCCTGCCAGTCGTTCTTCTCAACGTCTTTCAGCGGCGGCATGGCGACAAGCGTGTTCCACCCGCCGTCCGTGACATAAACGCCGTACTGTTTGTAAACGTCATAACCGTCTATGTATAATTTACCTGACATCATAATATGACCGCATTTCCAGATATGTTACGGATAACCTGACAGCCTTTTGACCCTGAGACAGACACGACAGACCAGCCCGAAGCGTTGATGATCGCTTTCGCCCCGTGAAGCAGAAAGACCTCATGCCGTTCAAGCGTGTCACACGTTATTGTTGCGCTCGTTCTGCCGACAAGAACGACCCTTTTGGGGTTTCTGAGCGTCAGAACGCCCGAATCAATATACACACCCTGTTTCTCAGGCTCAAACGGCTTGAAAAGGCGGAATGTCGCCATGTTCGGGAAACGGTTGTTTATGCAGAACTCCATGCCCTGCGGGGAACAGAACAGGGCGACAATGTCTTCAAGTGTCTTTTCTGTTCCCTTGAACCGATGACAAGACCCAAGCAGCCTCGCTTGGGAATAGACCTGTCTTATAACTTCTTCAATGTTCATAATCATTTCAATTTTACGCCTTTGAGGGCTATGTCGTTAACTGTATCTTTCATTTCTTTCACTGAACTTTCAACGTCTTCAACGAGACCCGAAATGCGCTCTGTATGTGTCTCAATGTTCAAGACTGACTGCAAAATCATATTCACGACAGACAGAATGATTTTTGTGTTCTCCGATATTGAATAGGTGTGTCCCTGTATGGCTGTCGCCCGCCCGTTGAGTTCATCAACGCTTTCCTGCGAAGCCGTTGCGATACCTTTCTCAGAGGCTTCTCGTGTCGCTTCTTCTGTCACGTCAAACATTGATTTAACACTGTCAGGGAGATTTTCCCAAATCGTTGCGAAATCATCGCCGACAGCGTTAAGGTCAGAGGCGAAATCGCCCAAAGAACTGATAACAGCATCAAGCCCCGCGAACTGACCGTCAGGAAACCATTTCTTCTTATATTTGTCAAAGATTTCCCCGAGCGGTTCTTCAAGGAACTTTGAGACAAGCATACGTTTCATAACGTCAGCCACAATTTCGTTCACTTTGTCGCCCCAAGCCTCCGCATAGTCTTCGCCCGCCTGAAACGCCTCAAAGAAAGCGTCCCCAAGTTCGCTTGCAATCTCAGAACTTGACCCGCCGATGATGTCCTCCACCATGTCATTGATGATTTGAACAGCCTCCTGACCAAGTTCCTCAATCTGACGCTGCCATTCCTCAATCTGACCGCCGTCTGACTTCTTTTTGCTCTGTTCAGCCTCAATCTGTTCCTGAATGAGAATTTGCTGCTGTGCGATGTTTTCAAGCTGTTCTTTCGCCGAAGCATATTTCTCGCCTCCGAGAGCCTTGTCAGCCGTGTATTCAATGTTGGCGTATGCTTTTGCAAGTTTTTCGGCTGTCTTTTCAAGAACCTCTGAGTTAGATGAAACATTCGTAAATAGAAGCCTCCAAGCCCCTGCCACATCCCCAACGGCAAGTTTGTTCTTCAACAGTTCTTGATATGTTTCACTCAACGCCTGTCTGACACGCTCAACAGCCTTTCCGCTGTTCTCTTGAAGCCTCACGATGTCGGCGTTATCAAGTTCCCACTGAAGCTGGTCAATACGACCCTGCAACGCCTCTATGTGTTCCTGTTTTTCATCATCGCTGTTGAACAGGTTGACGATCTGCATGACAATCTGCATGGCGGCAGAAATGATAGTCAGAATGACAGAAGCCTTTTCAACAGTGCTTATTGCAGTAGCCGCAGCGACAGCCGTTCCCTGAATGCCCGCTGATGACATATTCACAAGCTGAACAATGCCATTTATCATTGAGAGCGATGAAGTCGTTATATTGCCAGCAACAGAGATTATTTCGCCCGCAACGCCTCCGACCGTGTTCCCGATACTCTCAAACTGTTTTTCGCATTCAAGAAGTGTCTTGTAGAGGTCTTCCCACTCTTTGACGGAGCGTTTGTCAGGGCTGACATCATTCTTTGCCTGTGCGCTCTGAACTTTGTTCTTCGCTGTCGTGACTTTCGCACGGGCGACAGACAGTTGTTTGTCAGAAGCCCCGCCGTTCTTTTCAAGGTCAGCGAGTTCCTGTTCAGCCCGTTCCAAGACCTGTTGCAACTGTTCAAGGGTCATGTCTGCAATTTGATTACACCACGCCTGATATGTCGCCTCCCGTTCAGCGAACATTTCATCAACACGCCGCAGGGCTTCTTCCTCCTGTCTGTTCAGTTCATCGACATTGCCCTGCGTGACACCCTGACGGAGAACGGGACTTCCGCTCTCATCAAGAACATAATTCCCCTGTTCATCTGTCTGATACAGGGCTTTCCGCTTCTTCTCATATTCTTCGGCTATCTCTGTCCTCTGCTGCTCATAAGTCAGAACGTCTTTCAGCATATCATCCAAAGCTGCCCTGTTCCCGTTGACCTGAATTTGACGGGCTATTTCGGCATAGGAACGCAGCATAGCCTGTTGCTCAGAAGACAGGTCAGCCGTTGTCAGGTTCAGGGTGGCTCGGTATTCAATCTCCTGTTCCTTTGTCGCTTTCGGGTTCTGATTGAGCCATTCAAGGGTCTTTTTGTCTTTCAGGTCTTCAATCATCTTCTGCGCCCGCTTGTCATTCTCGGCAATAAGACGGTCGTAGTTCAACTGAACCTGCGCAACGGTCTTCTCATAACCGTCATCCATAGCGTTGATTTGAGCCTGACGGATGTCAAACTCAGCCTGTGTGACGGCTTCTGAAACCTTGTCTGAATACTCCCGTATCTTCTCATTGCGTTGAGCCGTCTCGTTGGCTATCTTCTGTTGTTCTTTGGCGGCTCTTTCCTCATCCCTTTCTTCCGCTTTGGTCTTTGTCGTTGTCCCCGCCTGTTCAAACAGCCCCTGAAATTCCGATGACACTTCCGACATTTTCTTTGTGTATCGGTTGATACGCTCATCAATGGCGTTCAGAACAGGGTCGTTGGCGATAGACCTGTTGAACGCTTCACGGGCGTTTTTCGCCCCCTGTTCAGTATAGACCCAATTTCCGCTTCGGTCAACATATTCGTTGCCGCCCTGTGTCGTGTGAGAATAGCCAGGCACTTTGCTTCCAGCCTGAATTTTATCCCGTTGGTCTTCAAGCTGCATTTGACGCTCAATTCTCTTTGCGTATTCCTCATCGACCTTGCTCTGCCATGCAGCCGCCTCCGCACGCTTCTTGAAAGCGGTCATCATGACTGATGTGTTCTTGACAAAGATGTTTTCAGCGTCATTGACACTTGTAACGGCTATGCCGATTTCCTTGAACTTTGTCTGACTTTCCTTTATCCATTGACGCTGTTCATGTGCTGTTTTACAGTTCTTGTACTCGGCTTGCAGGGTCTTGTATGTTGATATGGCTTTGCCCGCAGATTCCCCGACACGCTTGTTGAACTCTTCCGCTTCCTCTCTCTCAGCCTTGATTGCGTCAGCGGCTTCATCGGTCGTGTCCCTGAATAGGGCGAACGCAGAGACGGCGGCTGCGACAACAGACAAGACAAGTCCGAGCGGGTTAGCCTTGACAGCCATGTTAAACAGAAGCATAGCGTCCTTTGCCGAACGGATTGACCTTGACAGGGACAAAACAGCCTGAACCGTTCCCCAGATGTTCATCAGCTTGTGTGCGGCGGCAACAGCGATGACGGCGGCTTTGTACGCCCCGTATGTAGCGATGACGGTCAGAAGAACTTTCCCGACTGTCTCCCAGTTCTCAATCAGGGTTGAGA